GGAACTACTTTCAATAAATGGGCTAAAATTAAAGTAACAATTATAACATAGATATTCTTCATGGAACGACCTGGGAGAACTTTTGGGAAATCCGAAGGGAACAAAATCGTTTTCTTCATGGAGTGAATTTACGGATTTTGTAAATGAAATGCCTATAAAAACAATTCAACCTTTCGTTTCCAATTTCAATGCTTTTGCTGGAGAAGGATTCTACGGTAATGTCGTTCAAGGATTGGTTATAAAACAATTAGAAGATGCTGTTTTCATCTTCGGAATAGCAATAGACGGAACATTAATATTTAGAAAAAGGAATTATCCAGACGTTTCAACTTGGGAAGATCCTAAGATAATAATTCACAGTAATAATTGACATAAAATTTACTTCGTAACCGACCTGGGAGGACTTCTGCCAACAAATGGAATAAAACGAACTGAATATTATGAAACAATACGGCCAGGAGTATCATTTAGTATAGGTGCTCCTACCAATGAATTCGTATATGTCAGCCATAATGACGGAGAAATGATGATTTATGTTGATTCTACCGGCATTGTTACGAAGATATTCTCTAGTGCTGATAAAATTATATCTATATCACTAAAGGATAATCAGATTATGATAACTGCTATAAATTATGACCTTATAGTTACGATTCGTGTACTCTCTTTTTAACATGGATTTTATCTAAACAAAGAGCTGGGAGAACTCATCGGGATAAATGATACGTGGATAAGAAGACGGTTTGCAATAAAAGACTGCAACACAGCTATAGCCGGAGTTTATAACGTGGACGATTCCACAACCAATAACTTCCCTACAGGAGCATATAAGTTTGGAACGTTACTTGTGGCAAACTCTGGCTTTTTTGGATCTCAGTATTTTGTTCCTGACAATTTTAATGCAGATCCATACATATATATTCGGTCTATTGGTAACAATGGAACTACTTTCAATAAATGGGCTAAAATTAAAGTAACAATTATAACATAGATATTCTTCATGGAACGACCTGGGAG